GGTCATGACCAACCGCGAATTGAAACGATCGTGCAGGATGCGGCCGGCTCGTATGGGCCAAATGTTGCAGAGTGGGCTCGGAGGGTTCTCGGTGTGGAGCTCATGCCCTGGCAGCGTCACGTGCTCAACGGTCAGCTCAGCGTTGACGCAAACGGTCGATGGTGCAACCCTCTGTCACTTGTCAGCGTTGCGCGCCAAAACGGTAAAACCGTTGCGCTCAAAGCGTTGCTCGGATGGTGGCTGACGGAATACAGCCTGGAGGCTGGGCCGCAAACAATTCTCTCAAGTGCGCACCGGCTCGATCTAGCAACTGCGCTATTTCAAGATTTAGCGCCGATGCTTGAAGCGAAGTTTGATGTGAAAGCGACGTGGGCTTACGGCCGTAACAGCATCAAGATTGGCGACAGTGTTTGGCACGTCAAAGCAGCCAGGCCATCAAGCGGTCACGGTATGTCTGTTGACCTGATCATTGCCGACGAAGTGTTCGGTATTGATTCGGAGACTCTCGACATTGGTTTGCTGCCGACTCAGCGTGCTCGGCCTAATCCGTTGTGCTCGATGTGGTCTACGGCCGGCACTGAGGACAGTGTTGCGATGTTGCGTTGGCGTGAGCAAGGCATTCGCGCAATTGATGAGAACAAATCCACCGGCATTTACCTGGCTGAGTATTCGCCGCCACCTGAAGCCGACCCTATGAGCCCTGGCGCCTGGGAGTATGCCAACCCAGCGCTCGGCCACACGCTCGACATACGCACCATCGAGCAGGAAGCCAAATCACCGAACCGTGCCGGCTTCCTCCGATCTAGCGTGAACCTATGGGTGCAATCAGAGCTTTCGTGGCTTTCGCCAGGCAAGTGGGAAGGATGCGCTACCAAGCAGCCTCCGCTGCCTGGTGGCGTGCTCGCAGTCGAGGTGGCAGTCGACGACGGCCGGTACGTGGCGGTACGTTGCAACGGCAACAGTGCTGGGATGCTTACTGCGACTGTCGCGTTCATGTGCGAAACCGTGAATCAGGTTTGGGATAATATCCGTCAGCAGTTGGCCTCCAATCCCGGCTTGCAAGTTGCTATCACGCCCACACTGGACACCAACTGCCCCTCCGATCTGCAACGTCGCAGGGTGCTTGTCGGCTACCAAGAAATTTGTCGCTTCACGTCAATCGTTCGCTCGCTCATCAACGAAGGCCGTGTTGCGCACACCGGTGAAACGATGCTGGCCGAGCACGTTGGTCGCGCTGTCGCGGTCAAAACGCCTGGCGCCATTGCATTGAGCTCAACGAAATCATCTGGCCCAATCGAGTTGGCCCGGTGTCTCGTGTGGGCTGTCGGTCTGTCGTCAAGGCCGAGGCCGATGGTCAATCGACCTGTCATTGCATCAAGCGCCTAGACTGACTCACACGATGGCTGTTTTCTCATTGAAGCGCGCAACACCTAACGACATGAAAGCCCAAGTCGGTGCTGCCACCGGCTACGCAGGCAACAACATGGTCGGCAACTTCATGACGTACACCACCGGCTTTGACCGGCTGGCCGCCATCCAGATTCCAACCATTTCTCGTGCGCGCGATTTGATTTGCGGCATGATTGGCTGCTTGGAAATCCATCAGTACGGCAAGCAGTGGATGGATGACGAGTACGAGGACATCGAGCTCCCCGACGACACGTGGTTTTATCAACCCGACCCCAACGTCACACGCAACTTCATCATGAGCTGGACTACCGATGACCTAATTTTCTACGGCCGCGCTTTCTGGGTAGTTACCAGCCGATTTGGCAACGGCTTCCCGGCCACGTTCACTTGGATTCCAGCCGCTGACGTACAGACTCGTGACCAGGGCGGCCCACAATGGTTCGGCCCAAGCAAGCAAGTCACATTCAACGGCATCGATCTCAACCCAAATGACGTTGTGCAATTCATCAGCCCAATTCAAGGTCTGCTGTCAATGGGCGCGCGCATGATTCGCACCAACATCAACCTTGACACCAGCGCTGAGCGCTTCGCACGCAACCAAACGCCAGCCGGTGTGCTCAAGCAAACGGAAGGCGAACCATTGAGCGCCGAGGAGCTCAGCGAATTGGCAGCCGGCTTTGCAGCTGCGCGCAACGCCAACGCCATCGCAGCTTTGAACCAGTACGTCGATTGGAAAGAGTCGTACATGGATCCGAGCAAACTTCAATTGACTGAAGCGCGCACATACCAAGCGCTTGAAATGGCACGGCTGGCAAATATTCCGCCGTATCTAGTTGGCGCACCAAGCGGATCAGGCATGACGTATCAGAACGCGTTGCAAGCGCGACAAGATTTGTATCTGTTCGGCGCGAAACCGTACATCGACTGCATCGAGCAAACGCTCAGCATGAATAACGTGACGCCACGCGGCCGCTACATTTATCTCGACGTAGAGTCATACTTGGAGGAAGCACAGATGGAGCCCGACCAGGAAAACGCTGCACCTGGTCGGGCACCTACAAACGAAACCGAGGATGACAATGATTCGACTAACGGCCGCTGACACATTCGTACTCGCCGAGGATGGCGAATCCCCACGCACCATTTCGGGCATCGCCGTGCCCTGGGGCGTTGAGGCCACCGTTTCAGACGGTACCCGCGTGCGCTTTGAGCGCGGCAGCCTCCCGATCACAGGCAAGAAACCCAAGCTGCTCAAGTATCACGACTCAACCCAGCCTGTCGGTGTCGTTACCGGCCGAGTCGACAGCGAAAAAGGCATGGTATTTACGGCGCGAATCAGCGCCACCAGCGAAGGCAACGACATGCTTGAACTCATCAAAGATGAGGCTGTTGACGCTGTCTCCGTTGGCGTAGACGTAATCGATGCCCGGTATGACGACGATGGCACGATGGTCATCGCCAAAGCCAACTGGGTTGAGCTGAGCCTTGTGACGGAACCAGCGTTCAAGGGTGCTACCATTACAGATGTTGCAGCGACACAACCACCGCGAGAGGAATCACAACCAATGTCCGAGAAGGTCGAAGCAACTGCCGCACTTGTCGCTGAAGCGCCTGCTGCTGCCCCCACCATGCTGTTCGCTGAGCCGAAGCCAGCTTTTAAGCTGCCGTCAGCCTCCGAATACATCGCCAAGTTCGTTCGCGGTGGCTCAGAGTTCGCCGAGTTCAACGCGCGCATCATGGCCGCAGCTCCCGACATCACCACGGCCGACACGCCTGGCATCCTGCCGACGCCGATTGTGTCGCCGGTGTACGACGGTCTGAACGCCGTTCGCCCATTCGTCAGCGCCATCGGATCACGCGCAATGCCGGAAGGCGGAGCAACGTTCCGTCGCCCGGTCATCACCGTGCGCCCGACCGTCACGCAACAGCCGACCGGCCAGCTCAACACGCTTGATCCGTCGACCGTCACGGTTGCCAACAACAACGTCAACAAACTGACGTTCGGCACCTACGTCACGCTGTCGGAGCAGGATGTCGACTGGACTGATCCCAACTCGCTTGGCATCGTGCTCAACCAGCTCGCCATCGCATACGGCCAGGCCACCGACAACTACGCCATCGACACCTGCCGCAACGCCATCGTGCAAACCCAGTCATGGGATCCGACCGTCGCCAAAGACATGATCGAAGGCGTCTACGGTGCTGCCGCGCAAATCAGCGCCACCAGCAACTACCTGCCGACGCACCTGTTCGTGTCGCCGACCGTCTGGGGCTACCTGGGCTCGCTCGTCGATGATGCGAACCGCCCGGTGTTCCCATTCGTGGGCGCGCCAGGCCTCGCAGGCCAGAACGCAATGGGCAACGCCTCCGCAACGTCGTGGAACGGCAACCCACTCGGCTTGAGCCTCGTGGTTGACAAGCACTGCGATGGCTCGTTCATCGGACACGCCGCAGGCCCAGCCGCCGGCTTCGAGTTCTACGAACAGCAGAAGGGCGCCATCTCGGTTGACGTACCGGCAACGCTCGGTCGCACCATCGCCTTCCGCGGCTACGCGGCCGGCTTCATGGCTGACGCGACCAAGTTCGTCAAGTTCGTCTGATCCAGCTGATTCCTTCCTCCAGGGAACACTGAACGGTGGCGACGTACACGATCACCCATAAACAGGTGGTCAGTAATGTTGCCATCGTTCAGTTGCTGGAGCCCCTCGAATTTGAGGTCGGTCAAAGCATCACCATCGCCGGTGTCGGCGCCGGGTGGAACGCCACCCACAAAATCTTGGCGCTGCCTGAGTATTACCTCACAGGCGTCAGCCAGCAAGGTGACTACGAATACGACTACAACCGCATCATCCCTAACCAGGTGCTGTTTGCGCTCACCACAGCCGACCTGGAGCGCGCTGCGGCCACAGGCACAGCCACGTATTCAGTTACCTGCACGTGGATTGTCCTAGGCGATTTAGAGGACTACCTCGGCTTCACATTCACCAACCCCAGCGCTGACCTTGACGTTGCCAACATGGCTGTCTCGGCCGCAAATGCTTTTGCTTTCCGTCGACGCCAGGAGGCTGCTTACTGGGATTCGCCTAGCACCGTGCCCGATGGTGCAGCCAAGCTTGGCACCGTGCAATACGCGGCAATCCTTTACCGCGAGCGCGGCAGCACTGAAGCGTTCGCCAGCTTCGATCCGTTGGCCACAGGTGGCCCGGTCACAGGCAACTACGGCCAGATACTTCGTCTGCTCGGAGTCGGTAAGCCGCAGGTGGCCTGATGCCTGACACATTGTTCAAAGAGGGCTATGACCAGCTCGTAACGAAGCTGGGCACGATTACCGGGCTAAAAGTGTTCAACGATCCGCGCAACATCAATGTGCCATGCGCAATCGTTGAGGCGCCAAGCATCCAGATGGCGAGCAACGTTGTCGCAGACATGGAATTTCGTGTCGTCATCGTCGGCATGGGCACTGGCGACAACCGCACACTTGACCAGCTGCTCGACCTGGCTGATTTGATTCGAGCCGCGCAAATCGGCCTCAACACAGCGCGCCCCACGACCGTTAGTTACGGTGGCGCGGACTATCCGGCCTACGAGCTCGTGATACGCACCAAAGTCGCACCGTAGACCTACTAGACTGCCCACAAGGCTTGCAGCGGCCGCCAACCACAGGAGAACCGCTACATGGCCGTTGCAACCACCTAC